AGTCCTTTTCTTCCTCGATCAGTTGGGTTTCTTCCTAATCCTTGTGATCCGTCCATGGATTTCACAGTGAATGTATCAGTAATTACGAAATCATTCTTACCTAAGGTAGTATTTTCAACAATCAATCCTCGATACAGTTGTTCTAGTATGTGGTATTTAGCAATCAAATTAAAATAATAGTAATATGTGCTTTTTGCAATCCCAAACTGGCCTTTAATGTAGGACATCTTCATCCCATTATCAACCATAAAAAAACATACCATTGAGGACTTGCTTCAAATCAATGGTTCTTTTCCGACCACATGTTGCTTTTTTGTGCTGTTCAATCACATCTGAAATCCGCTGAATGAAGATAGATTTTAAGTGATCAAACGTATCCTTATAGAATTTGGTTGAGGATAATTTTGAGAAACTATCGAATAATCGCTTAAAATCAAACATTGAATCTGATTTTAAGCAAGAATATAAAATACAAATTATTTTGATCTTTTGAATGAAGATCGTATTTCTGGGCACCTTCTAAAATAATCAGATACTACATTGATAGATATGACTCAAAATGATTTACTGGAAAGACTAGTAAATCACTTTTGAATTTTTACCAATGTTGTATTTCTGGACACCCTCTAAATTTATAACCGATGAGAACAAGATATTACATATCGGAAAAGTAGGTGATTTTAAATGGAATTCGCGTAATGAATCCAATCAAAGAGATTTGCATTATTAATTTGAGAGGATATGATAAGAAATTTATCCAAACATTCGAAGCGAAAATGGTGTTTTGATGTTCAACGAAGATATCGAAATTGACATAAATAAAAACCGTTACGAGGTTTTCCACTCATCGGGTTAAAATATCGTGATATTTACTTGAAATGGAACATATGTGTCAAATAGATGCATATATCTATGATTTTGATGAAAATAGGCGTCTTCTCATACAAACACCAATTGAATTTGAATTATGGAATGATAGATATGTCATCGGAGAAGGTGGTTGGAAAAAGTATTAGGGTATAACCATATTAATGGTTATATAATTGGTAACTTAAAAATTGAAAATATCATATATTTCTGATTTTGAATAATGTTAGGTTTAATTATACAAAATTTAATGAAATGACAAACGTTTCTCATTATATCACACAACAACTACAACCAATCGCATGGTCTCTCGGTGATATGTGTAACCGATTACCAAAGGAAAATGATACTCCAAAATTCAATATTGATGAACTAGACCAATCGCATCATGATATATGTATTAAAACGGTAATTCTTGCAGTAAATCAAGCATGTTATGAGACTGAATATCGTATATCGCTTGAAGAAGAACAAAACAACACATTTGAATTTGGTAGTCGTTCGATACCTTCAATGGCTTTCAATCAATATGTCACTGAGAGGTTGGTCAAATATATGAAACCAAACTTGGATGATATGATCCGATCAATAATTCTCATTGATCACTTATTTACGACATATGGTCCAAAAAATCTTGCACTCACGTGGCACACAGTACACAGATTATTCGCGTTAGCACTTATCCTCATTATTAAATTCAATAATGACCATTGTTATACAAACCAATATTATGCAAGAGTCATTGGTATAACTAACATTGAATGTAATAAATTAGAATTAATTTTCCTTGAAGGGATCAACTTTTCCGTTTGGATTCAACAAGATGAATTCGAAATATATAGTCAATATATTGTAGATCTTGTCAATTTTCAATCAAAACAATAAATATACAATACATATACATATATATATGTACATATATACATATATATATGTACATATATACATATATATGTACATATATGTATATAATATGGAACACATGACCCTTCCAGAAACAATACACTCTATATGGACATTGAATTTCATTTGACGATGAGATTTCCGACTACCACACAGATCATCTCAATCATATTATTGTAAATTCATTAAACACTAGATGGTCAATTTTATGCATCACACTTGACGTTTGATGCTGAAGACCCCTATTATCAAAAGAAAATACATGCGAGTTCGGATTGACATCTATTTTCACTGAGAAAGTATGTGGGATCACGGATTCATGATGTCACGTTCAATTCGGTTCGAGACATACCACCATCCAGATTGGAAGAAAATATGCATGAAATACATTTGAAACAGTCGCATACCTATCAACTCAGGGATTCGCAATTAGTAAAATAAAATTCTCGTATATTTTTACCACAATTAAACACACACGAATATTAACTGGGTACTATATAAAATCCCGACATACGCCCTGATGTATTATATTCTCTCTCACAGAGAGAGAATTAAACAATTTACTGACGGAATTTAGAATATTAATACAGTCAATATTTTCATTGAACGAATGAAAATATTGTGTTTGACACCACTTATTGTGTTTGACACCATTAGTTCACATTAAAACACTGTTTATTTTTTGGTGAGTGTTCTGATTATTTTCTTTTGTTTCTGTACAGTCTTTTGTAAAGCTTGTAATTGACATTGTATTTGCTCGATATTTGAGGGTTGTTGTGTTAATTTGAGTGATGCTTGGGTAGGTTGTGTTTGTCTTTGGAAATCAGGTAGGGATCTTGTGACTTGTTGTAAAGAAGGTCCCATATTTGTTTGATTTATAGGGTTCATTAAACTCATTTGTCCTGTATGCATCATTGGTTGTTGTACTGGCTGGAAAAATCCGTTTTGTTGAATGTAATTGTGCATTTGGGCCGATGGAATTTTAGCAAAATAATCAGGTTGTTGTATTTGCGGTGGCTGTTGCATCGGCGTATTGAATTTTTCCATATTTGAACTTTGTGGATATTCCATGACGGGAAGAGCACGGTGCTGTTGAGGTTGTTGAGGAGACTGTTGGGGTTGTTGAAACGATGGTTGACTTATTTGCCGCATAGCAGTGGCATACAATGAATTTCTTTCTTGCATTTTGCGATTGTATGCATCATTTAAGTTCTCTTGTGATATTTTGTCAATTGATGCATTGGTTGCTCTAATTTGGTCAGGTAATTGTGAAGGGTTTGCTGGTTTTGGATGAAAATTCATTTGGGCATTCTGATAATCACTTAATCTTTGTTTCATTTTATTATGGTAATCTGATTCTATTACGTTAACATCTGTAATGTTTGGGTGTTTGGCCATTTGACTAAGTACGTCCCGATCAAATTGTTTGGGATTTTTCTGACCAAAACCCTCAGAAATATCGCTGAAAGACAATGATGACAATTTGTTCGTTTCCTTGCATTTTTGATTATCATCTATTTCGGTGTATGGTTGCAAACCTGATGTTAATGCGACTGGTTCTTCATAAGATTGCAGTTCCTTTGTTTTATTGTCTGGTGTGCCATTTATCTGTTCAAATAATCGCTGGAAAACATTGTTATCAAACTCATTTCCTCGAAAAATTGGTGCAATAGTAGACAATTCATCATTGATAGATTGTTGCTCCATTAAGAGTTGTTCTTTCGTCCTTTTCTCTCTATAATCCTCCGCGTTTTTCCCAGTTGAACATTCATCATCCCTTGCTGATTGCATAAATTTTTGATTAAACGATTGAACATTGAATTCATGGTTAGGATCACACTCCTGACCGAAAAACTCTTGAGGTGTTTGTTGTTTAACTGGTGGTATCGTTTGAGCGGCATCTTTCAGATCAGTGAAAGTATTTGCTGTATTTTTTGGAATTTGTACCCCCTTTTTAATATTGTCCACAATCATCTTGAATGCAAGCTTGACGATCTTGAATGTTTCTGGATTTCCTCCCTTATCTGGATGATGTTTTGTAGCTAGTTGACGATAAACATCCTTGACTGTTTCTAATGTCGCATCCGTTGGAACACCTAAGATTTGATATGGATTGATATCAGTCATAACGATATATAAATGATTTAGTTAAAAAATATCAAATTTGAACGACATTGATGTCATCTATATGAAAATCTTAATTATTTTGTCAGAAGTAGATAGAAAATAGACTCTGTTTACATTGTATAAATAATGAATTATAATGTTCCATCTGATTTTCAGATAATTGTTGATAAATTATCAACAAAAAAAACGATCAATAATTTCGAGAAAAAAGATGCATTTAAAGCAATGTCTGACAGTATACAACAAGGCCTAATACAAGAAGCTAATCTGTGGGGGGCTGAATTATTATCATCAGGGTGTCATGTACAATTGTGGGATAGCTTAATAGCTATTTACTTTAAATATGTGAATGGTTTTGACCTGAGAATGGTCATCTACATTAACCAACAATATTTACTTTATTGTGAAATAAAAAAAACATACACTGGCAACCTTAAAAATATATGTAATAATCAAGAATTGAGAAATCATTTAGCAGAACTAATTACATTACTATGTTTGTCACAGAGAGATACAATTATAATACCAGATGAATTAGCTGAGTATCATGTTGATGACATTATCCAGGAGAAATCATTGAAATTCGTCAACGTATTCGCCAAAAATATCCCAAAATGTTCACTATTATATCAAAATTTGTACGGATTCATAGTTAACTACTTCAACAATTCAACTGAGAACTGTGTCTACTATCTCAACTGGTTTGTCAAAGATACCGAATATATGGTTGAGACTGAATTAGATTTTAAAATACCAACTATTTTGGTTAAAAAGAGCATATTGTTGATATTTAAATTTTTAATTTTACAAATTAAAACACAAATTAGAATCAATAAGAATAAAGATGTTGAAGAGATCACTGACATATTAGACACCGTAATTTCATTGTACATTATGTTGTATAAAAAGAAAAATTATGATACATGTACTTATATCGGAATCTACATCTTATTATTCTCCAAATGTGTCGGAACTTTTAGTCAATTACAAAGCGTTAATACCACAAATCCAGTCGCGATCAAACAGTGTGCTGAAATTAATCTCATATATCAACAATTACAACAAAAACGCGCATCAAGTCAAGTTTCAAATAAATCATCACAAAAAGGTAAAAGTAAGAAAAATAAGACAAATTTTAAATTTTATGAAGATCCAACAAATCAAGAGTATCTCAGATTAATCTATGATTGTGGATTGCTTATGAAAAATGAAAATGTTAAAGATATTCAAGTTAGCATACCACGAGAACAAATGTATCATAGTGCATCTGATAATGTGTTGGATAACACAAATGATAATGTTGAGCAAATACAGAGCACTGAGGATATTGATCATAATAGTGGTAATGGTGATGATAATGATGATAATGATGATAAGGATGATAATGATGATAACGATGATAATGATGATAATGATGATAATGATGATAATGATGATAATGATGATAATGATGATAATGATGATAACGATGATAATCAAATCACTATTTCCACGAGAGATAATGACCAAAAACAATCAGTGACTAACACCAAAATTAATGTTGAATTGTGTGAATAATTAGTCATCCATACTGAGCGATTTCATCTGATGTGCTGCATCCCTGCGTTTATTGATTTTTATATCCATTCGCTTACGGGATTGTCTCCGTGAATGATCATGTATTTCGGATTCTTTAATTTGTTCTCTTTTCTCACGTTTTTCTTGATGTGATGATTTGATTATTTTATCTCTTCTGGTCATAATGATCTACAATATATGAATAATATATTGTAGAGATAATAATAAATCAATTTTACTATACATCTTCAGGGTGGACTAAAATTATTTAATTTCGAACAAAATTGATAATGTATGATATTCGAGATGGATTTGAATTTATGTCGGAGTGATGATATAAATTGTGTATGTATTACAAATTTATATGAAATTCATAGTATCATCTACTATAGGTGATTAATCCATGCAGCTAGTCTAAACTCTAATTGACCTTAAATTGAGAATTCAGCGCAATTGTCACCCATAGTATTGATGATTGCATCTTTGTGATTGTTTTCGTCTTCCCTGTCGTGATACACATACCTTTTTAATAACATCGTCAAGTTTCTCTAATTGTAACCCTGACTCTAATGAATCTAATTCTGTTATCTCTTCGAGATCAATAATTTTGACTTCGAGGTTTTTCGTGATTAAAATGTTTTCATCATGGAGTTCCTCATGAACTATACCCTTCATAATAAGATTTTCCCTTAAGTTCATCAATTGTTCACAGATCGATTTTCTGATTTGTATTGTTAATTCAGAGGGTGTCCAGAAATACGACGTTGGTAAAAAAAATTCAAAAGTGATTGACTATTCTTTCCAGTAAATCATTTTGAGTCATATCTATCAATATAGTATCTGATTATTTTAAAAATAAATATTTTATTATGATCCATAGGTATGTTTTCTATAAACTTGAAACACACAGAGTGACACCACATGAGATAATCTGTGGATGTTTAGTTATGGACGAACAATTGATAACATGTGATACATAGTAATGCTAAATACAAATATGTCCGATATGAACCAACGGTCTGGGTGTATTTGATCATCAGTCCTCTAAACCCTCTAATATTAACATTCAATCGCTCAATTCGATTACGATATTGATTGAGCATAGTCATTTCTTCGGTTGGTCGGTGATGACTCATCTATGAGGGAGATCTTGTTCTTTTTGGTTTTGAGATGAGATGTATCTTATGTTTGTGCTCTATCTGGTCAATAGATCTGCGGCCTGCAGATCCTGAATCAGCCAAACAATTCAAACCAGTCAGATCTGTCATGGATACATCAATGGTCTCTGGTCAGATTTTAGCATCATGAATGTTAGCACCACCCACATGTACTGCATGCGTGACTAAATTTTGGTCACAGATCAAAGACACTTTGAGTCCTTTTCTTCCTCGATCAGTTGGGTTTCTTCCTAATCCTTGTGATCCGTCCATGGATTTCGCAGTGAATGTATCAGTAATTATGAAATCATTCTTACCTAAGGTAGTAGGTTCAACAATCAATTCGCTATACAGTTGTTCTAGTATTTGGTATTTAGCAATCAAATTCAAATAATAGTAATATGTGCTTTTTGCAATCCCGAACTGGTCTTTAATGTAGGACATCTTCATCCCATTATCAGCCAGCAAAAACATACCATTGAGGACTTGCTTCAAATCAATGGGTCTTTTCCTACCACATGTTGCTTTTTTTGCGCTGTTCAATCACATCTGAAATCCGCTGAATGAAGATAGATTTTAAGTGATCAAACGTATCCTTATAGAATTTGGTTGAGGATAATTTTGAGAAACTATCGAATAATCTCTTAAAATCAAACATTGCATCTGAT